ACTGATGATGAAGGAGACAGTGTACCGCCTCAAACATCTTTGACACAGTTTGAAAAAGACGTAAAATTTATAGGTGATACACATGACTTTCAAGTTATGATGATGTTTAACAAAAGCAAAATCTCAATGGAGAATGGTTATGAAGACTACAGACCAATGTTCTTTGAATGATAATAATAAAATGACACCCTCAATTGCTGTTATGATAGCTGAAGGAATAGAAACCCCTCGTAGTGATAGCGAGTTTATTCAAGCATGGCAGTACATCTACGACTCTGGCCTTTATCTGCAATTGCAGGGCTGGTACGGCAGACGTGTCCAAGACATGATAAGGGAGGGAATATTAGATGCTTGATAGATTATGGATAGAATGTCCCGAATGTGAAGGTGACTGCACAATAGAATACGAAGTTCCAAAGCCAGACTATAGGTATGGCGGTGAGCTTGTTGGAGAAGTAAGAGACTGCGAAACCTGTGAAGGTAGAGGAGAAGTCGAACAGCATGAGGAGGAGTAACCATGCTAAATTATATCAGAAAGTTCAAGCCACTGAACGTCAAAGCCAGTTGGATTGGGTGGTTCGTCACTGTTCACCTAACACTATCGTTTACGATTATGTTGATGATGATAGGGATGGGAATCAACCCGACCCTCTTAGTTTCAGTGATTGGTGCGCCCCTGTGGATTGGCGTAGCGTTCGCCTCAAAAACTCTGACTGACAAAATTATGGAGGACTAAATGGAAAGACCTAAAGCCCTTCATTTACATAAAATACCCGGCCTTATGCCAGATTGCGATGAAGGCTGGTATCATTACAAATACAGAAACCAATGGGCAGACTATCAAAAAACAGAAAAGTTCTATGAACAATTTCCACCAGAAATAGGTCAAACTGTTGTAGTTCTTAGTACATATGGTCAAGAAATGCAAAAGCCTCATGTTTTGGAAATAGAAGTTATCCATGAAAAAGGCGGCATAATTGTAAATCACAATCATCAAATGTATGCTGGTACTCTCTTCCTCAGAAATGGTCAAAACTGGAAAGCAAAACGCTCTCAAACTTGGCTTGTTCCAGCAGAATTATATAAAGACATTCCCCAAAATAAAGAAGAAAGATGGGAGCGTTATGACCATTCTAACTTCTTAGGGAAAGATACGACTGTGGAATTAGACGTAAATGAAATGAGCGAACTAATGGGAGGCCAAGACCGATTTAAAGAAACAATAGATAAAATGATGGGGGATGGAAAAACTTATGCTGAAGCCAAAAAGTCGCTTTCTATGGAACTTCAATTTGAACAAGGAATGCTTGATAGAGGCTTTATAAGAGGCCTTACAAGAGCGCAAAACAGATTTGGTAAAAGAATGTACTAAGGAGGACTAAATGTTTGATAAAATTAAGATTCGTAGCGGTATTCCTATTCCGCCACTAAGCGCACGTTCACAGCTATCTGTAGTAGCAAACAAAATGCAAACTGGTGATAGCGTTGATGTACCTAAAAGCCAAGCTGTTGGTATGTGTCAAGCAGTACGCAGAATGCATGGAGGTGCTACAATGCGTAAGCTAGACGATAACACATGGCGTGTATGGAGGACTAAATAATGTACACATCAATTAGTGGTACTATCGAATGTACCAGAGTGGTCATGTACACTGATGACCCAAACTTTGTTGCAATTAAATTCTATCAAGGTCAACATGATTGCCCACTAACTGTCTACGCCTCTGCTTCAGATGGCAAGACGTTCGAGTTCTTTACTGGCATAGAAGCCAAAGACGTAACTATATTATTGGAGGAAACCGATGCAGAGACAGATACCGCTAAGTGATCTTAAGCACTCACCTGACAATGTACGCAAAGTAAAGTCCAGCAGGGACAGCATTGCACAACTAGCCGCCTCAATCCAAGCCAAAGGTCTGCTGCACAACCTTGTAGTAGTGGAAAATGGTAAAGGCTACAACGTCATTGATGGCAACAGACGCCTCGATGCACTTAACAAAGTCTACAAAGACAAGAAAACAGCTATCAACTGTATTGTTCTAGAGTCTAATGACAATGAGGTTGGCTTACATGCAAACATGATGCGTGAAGATATGCATCCACTTGATGAGTGTGATGTTATTCAAGCTCTTGTTGCTGACGGTTCTGAAGACTATGACTCTGTTGCTAAACGCTTTGGTCAGACTAAACGCTGGGTAGAACAGCGTGTAAGCCTCTCTGAACTATCAGACAAAGCTAAAGAGATGTTTCGTGCCTATCATTTCAACTTGGCTGTTGCACAAGCTTTTACGCTTGGCACTCATGAGAAGCAAGATGCTTATCTTGATTACGGCTACGAATCATATCACGCTGAATCAGTCAAACGTGACATGGTTGACAAAAAAATTCCAACAACTGCCGCATTGTTTGAGATTGGCACTGAAGAACGTGCAAGACTTGACATAGAAGCTGACCTGTTTGGTGAAGAAGAATTTATCACAAACAAACAAGCTTTCGCAGAACTGCAAACCTCACACATACTCAACGTAGTAGAAGGCCACCGCAAAGACTATATGGACGTCATCTATCTCGAAGACCAGTATTATTGGGATTCGCCAGAGTGCCGTACATTACAGCCTATTATTGGTGAAGACCACGGCTTCACAAAGCAAGACATAATACTTGTAGTTACATACAACTCATATCGCTACGCTCTTGATTACAAAGAAATGGTAATGAAGGACATTGCAGAAGCACAGGAAGCACAAGACGAAGCTGTTGAAGAAGAAGAGGAGGAAGTAACGCCTCTGACCTACAGCAAGCCTCAAGAAGATTTGCTCAAAGGTTATTTTGCTGACCATGTTATCGACAAGTTGTTTGCGGCTACAGACTTAAAAACAACTGAAAGACTAATGAAGTCACTGCTTATACATCGTAAGCTAGGGTATACTTACTCAGCTATCAATCGTGTCGGTCACATCTATGCTGACCCACAAAACTTATTTCCTAAGGATGAATACCCAGATGACTACACTCAACCTAGTTATATTGACCTTATTGAAAAACACCAAAAGCTTGCTACTGATGCTTTCGAAACTAATGGAGATAGTCCACTTAGTTACTGCATGTCTCTCTCTGATGAAGACCTCAATATCTTATTTGTGGCGTGTTGCCTCACAGGTATTTCAAAGTACGACATACAAGCGGAAGCCTTACAAGAGTTTGTTGGCTCTCCCGAAACCTACCAAGACTGGTTCACGCCAGACGAAAAGTGGCTAAACAAATACAAAGCCAATCAGATTTCAATGATGGAAGATTATTTGTTTGGTAAAATCTCTAATGACTCAAGAGCTAACCGCATCAAAGCAATACAAGATGCACTTAAGAAAAGTCCTGTGTTTGACCCTTATGGCTCTTGGCCACAGTTCAAACCCCAATAGGCTATCAATGCTGATTCTGCTACTCCATCCTCGCACTTTAACTGCCAAGAGTCCGAGGCTTGGGGTAGTAGGAAGCTTGCTCTAGCTCTTGCTAAGTCCTTGTCAGCAGAAACGTTGAGGTCTTTCTTCCACTTTCTTGCTGATACTTCAACATGCTTGATACCTAAAGCAGCAAACAAACCTAAATATATACCGTAATTAAAACCAGTTTTGAATGTAGAAGACACGCCTTGATTCGGCATAGATTGTTGCTTCTCGATGTAAACAACTTCTGGCTGATACAACATAATGTAATCAACTATTCTAACGAGATTTAAAACTTTCTTGTTAGCTATTTTATTAACAGGCGTTCTGTAGGCTGACACTTCTTCACCTTCCATAAAAGTGATGCCACCTGTAACACCGGGGTCAATCCCGCAAACTCTCATCTTTTATCTCCAATTTAATATCGCATCCCAAGGCCTCAGCCCAACAGTATGCATTAAACAAAGTTGGCTTTCTATTACCAATTTCCCACTTAGCACATAGACCTGACGCCACACCGAGTTTTTGGTCAACTTCGGGTTGCGTAAGTCCTAACTCGTACCTACGTTTTTGAAATTGTTTAATTAAATTGGAAGTAAAAGTAATTTCACTCATTCACTTCACCTATCACATAAGCCAAATATATGCTAATGTGAATTGTTATGCAAGGAGGACACTATGGGCATGACTCGTAAGCACTATCGGTGGCTTGCCACTGAGATTGCACCTATTACCACAAACAAAGAATTATTCATTACAAAAGTAAAGGAAATTGCTGGCAGAAACTTTGACCAATACCGCTTCCGTGATGCTGTAGAAGATGCATGGGCGGATGCACAAGCCGATGAATGCGGACCTGACTTATACAAGCAGGTCGATTACAAGGAGAACTAAATGCTTACTGAAGCACAGATTAAAGAACGAGCTACTTACATTGGCTCATCAGATGCAAAGACTATCGCCTCAGGTGATATTGCACAGTGGATTACTCTAGCAAACCAGAAAGGTGGACATGAACATGCAAAGTTTTCAAAGCAAACCCAACTGCTCATGGACACTGGCTCATACCTCGAACCCTACATCATTGACAAATGGTGTGAACAAAACAAGCGCAAAGTTAATGCAAGGGGAATGGGCAAAACTATCCTTATTGACGGCATCCCTATGCATTCTACCTTTGATGGTCGTGTTGTTGGCGATGCTTTTCCATTGGAAATTAAAGCTCATTTTGGTTTCAAAGACATGGAAGAACTATGTGACTTTTATTCGCCACAATGTCAGCATCACATGTTGGTGGCTGGTGTCGACCGTTGTTATCTTGTGGCTCTATTTGGTGTACGCTGTCGCCTAGAGTGGCGTATGATACAAAAAGACAACAGCTGGTGTGACATGTACATCAACCAGTGTCGTATGTTCTGGCAAATGTACAAAGACGATACACATGTACTACCAGACGCTATGCCTCCAGCTGATTACTCAGACATGTTTACTATGGATATGACTGACTTACCTGACTGGTCAGACGAACATAATCATTTGTTCAGCTTTGAAGCACAAAATATTATTGATGCCAAAAAAGCTGTTAAGGTTGGTGATGAAGCCAAAGATATGTTCAAAGAGAAAATGCCTGAGAAATGTCGCAGAATGGATTTTAACATTGGCGGCAACCTAGACGGCCACAAGATTCGTGTCACACGTTCCCGTGCTGGCACACTTACCTGTACACACATTGCACCTAAGGAGAAGAATGATGAGTAATGTATGGTCAACACTATCACGCTTTGATGTATCAGCAGAAGTCCAACAGAAGGGTCGCTTTGACTATTTGTCATGGGCTTGGGCATGGGCTTACGTCAAAGAAAAATACCCTACTGCCACCTTTGAGAAGCACATCTTCCGTGACAATCAAGACAACCCACTGCCATTTATGCGTGACACTAAAGGTCATACCTATGTAGCAGTGACCGTTACTATCGAAGACCTTGCTCATACAGAAATACATTATGTAATGGACAACAAGAATCAATCTGTTACTCACCCTGACGGTGGACAGGTTAACAAAGCTCTTCAGCGTTGCCTTGTCAAAGCTATTGCATTCCACGGTCTTGGCCTCAATGTCTATGCTGGTGAGGATTTGCCTATGGACTTAGAGGAGGATGACACAGACAGTATCATTCGTGACTTTCGTTCAGCGACCACGCTTGAATCAATTGACACGGCTTGGCGTAGTCATGCAGCCGATATTGGAAAGCTATCAAAGTCTAGCAAGCAACAAGTTACAGATGAGTTTAAAAATGCCAAAGCGTCTCTCAAGGCAAGCGCAGAAGAAACAGCGTAACACAATAACTTATATCTTTTCTCGATGTAGAAATTGCGGCAAGATGGTCAACAACGAATTAGATTGTTACACCGTCACAGCCGCAATGGATATATTCTGCGAGTCTTGTTACTACGACATAGGCTGGCAAAACATTGAAAAGAAATATGAAAACTATACAGAACCAAGAGAGTTACCAGTTAAGGCTTATAAAAATGACACATGAAGTATTGTCCGATAGAGACATGCAAAACATTTTGGCTAAGAAGGCTGTTATATTCTCACCTGAGATGCAACAACATGAAGGATGTCTCTGGGTCAGTGGCTCAGGGATATTCTCTTCTTACCGCAGTATGTTTGTTAATCTAGAACACCTTGAGTATGGAGAGATAAGACTATCAGTTACCATTACAGATGATGATTCTGGTCGTACTAACTATCTTGTATGGGGATACGGAGATAGCGAGGACAAGGCATCAATCAGTAGAATGCTTGTCTTTCTCATAGATGACATACTCGATGGAAGAGGAGAACGTGTAATATGCCAATGACTAACCACCCCAGATACAGATGCTCTACTTACGATGTTTATGTAGAGATAGTTGTAGAACGTAGAATAAAGGTTGTAGCTATCGACAAAGATGATGCTTTAGATTTAGGGCTAGAAAGGATTAAAACCAGAAGCCGATGCTTAGGGCGATATGAAAACCAAAAGATTTTGAGCTATGAGGTAGTCGATGTGGTAGATAAAGCTACTTCCTCTTAAATCTATCCAACCCTTTTAAGCCTAAACCAGCAAGTATCGTCACATATAATATGTTTTGATACCAATCAGGCAGTTCATTTAGCCTATCAAACCCTTGCTTTACTACATCCTCCATGCCCGGAATGAATGTAAGTACACAAGGAGCAAGTACAGCTATTGTGATTATCTCATCTTTCCAGCTAGACTTAGTAGACTCAGCCATGATTAGCTCCCACTTGCTATCATGCTGAGCCGCAGTCTTCATAATCTCTGACTTTGCTTTTTGTTTCTCTACCTTACCCTCAAGAAAGGTCTGGGCTAGGCTACCCACTACGCCTAATAACTGTATCATTTCTTGTTCTCATGCCCCATCCAAATACCAAACGCACCTGTCATAGCACCCATGACGACACTGACAAATGCTGATTGACTAGCAGTAGGCGCATCTAAGTGCATGAACCATTCAGCACAACGCCAACTCATCATGGTCATAACCAGCATCATGCCTCTAGGTAGTAATGCCGCTTTGCGTGAGTAATCTAATATTCTGTCAATCATAACAAGCCTCTCGCTTTCATAGCAAACCAAACCAAAAACCATAACCCAGCACCAATGAGTATCATTAGTATAGTTATTACTGTTATCTCTATGTTCTTCTTAATCCTAGCCCTGCGTCTTTGCTCTGCTCTTAACCTGTCTTTGCGTATCTGACCTTCGATTCCAACAAACTCATTCCAAGCCTGTGGATTAATACTAAGCATATACAGTCTGAGTTCTTCTCTTTGCTTCTTTATCTGCTTCATTGCAGTCCAAGATTGCAATGCCTCTTCTTCTACAGACTTATTAAAAAACTTTTG